CGGAAGGCTTCATCTTTGAATCTGTGAACTCAGCGCACAGTGGGCAATTTTGTCCAAGACACGCATACCCCTTACGGCCCTTCTTATTTTCAAAGAAGTGCAACTTATACACGGCAGCTGGACCTTCGGTATCAATGAACTTGACGAGTTGCTCAGTTTCGGTGAGCTTAAAATCCTCTGGAAAGTCGTTACTTCCAGCGGCGCTCTCTTCTGCAGCGGCCCAACCTGACTTTGCTAATGGTGCTCCAGCTTCAGGAGCGTTTTCTAAATCGAACTCATCTGTTTCTGCAACGAACTTATCGCTTTGTACTCCCATTGGGATTCTCTTTTCGGTTAGTGGTTAGTGGTTCATTTCTTTATCTTTTATCTCCGACCATGAAGCCGCTATTTCTAACGATACCTCGCGGAGTTTAGACCACTCTATACGAGGAATGCCGATAAGTCCATGCCGCGTAAATATCTCAATGGTCTTCTCGATCATTTCCCTGCTGTATAGGCGTCGTCCTTTTTGGTTTTCCCCACGAGCGTTCTTTACCGTGGGAAGTCTGTATGGGGATGTGGGTAAATAGCCGTTTTCATTCCACACCTTAAGTGAGGAAAATGGGCGGTCTAACGCCTTGGCTAATGCTCCAACGGTGAATAACTCTATTTCCTTGCCATTGGGAAGCGGCTTTTTATACGGCCTGGCATCCCACGCGAGAAGGTCTTTAGGAGCCCTGGATTTAGGCTCTGCAGTAGATCTGCGCTTACGTTTGCTCCCTGGGTAGAAAGACTCAACGTCAGCCAGAAGAGCATCAAGGGATTCAGCCATTACTTCTTAACCAAGAAAGCGTAAGTAATAGTAGATGGATACATGAGGTCTACCTCATCCTCAGTGAGCTCTTCCTTAAACACACAGGCCATAACAGCATCTTGATTAACGTTGGTAATGGTGATGGTTTCTGTACATTGATCCCAGAGCCCTTTTTCTTTAAGGATGCGCTCTACTGTTTCTGTGTCTTCAGATTTTGAGACTTTACGTTGCTTTACAATTTCTATGACACCAGCCCGATTTGGGGGGGCATCCAATACTATGTGGCCTTTACCGTCAACTTCTCCCAAGCGAGTAACGTACTCATCAAGGATTCCCTTAAGCTCTTTTTCTCGTGTTGCTAAAAATTTAGACTGATCTTTAGCGGCTGAATACTGTTCAATAAGGTCAACTAACTCGGTTAGAGACTCACTTTTTGATACCGCTTCGGCCACAACAATTGCTGTGTTCACCTGAAAAAATAAAGATAAGCGTTTTTCATACGCCTCATCCGTCTCACCATCAAATGGTACGGGCGTTCCCTCTGCTGTAGATCCGTTTGTCATTCCCTATATCCCCCTTAAGTTACGAGGACAATAGTGGAGCTATCTACTCGCTGTCAAGATAAGCTTCAAGAGCGGCCAAAATAACACTAGTTAGCGTTACTCCCTCTTTAGCGGCCTTTAACTGAGCAGGCTTCCATAGGGATTCTGCTACGCGAATAGTGCGGGTCGGAGTCTTGGGTGCGTTTGGCATACGATTAGTTTAACGGGTTTAGCATGGAAATGATTGCCATAATTGTCGCCATGAGCGAATATACTCCAAGATTAGGTGATGTAGGAATCACAAGAACTGGCGGATTTTTTGGCCACCTAATTAGAGTTGGCACTACCGCACGCTGGAACCATGCGGTCATCTACATCGGAAATGGAAAGCTCGTAGAAGCCACGCCTCGTGGCGTTAAAATTGGGGTTGTTTCTGAGTACAGCGTAATTGACTGGAATAAACATGACGAAATATCTGATGTAGATCGGGCCCGAATTGCTAACCATGCCCTGTCTTTAGTGGGAAAGTCTTATAGTTTTATTACTATATTCCTTATTGCAGCCCGTATCTTGGGCGCCAAATTTCTCACAGATAACAAGTTAATGATCTGGGCCGCTAAGTGTGAAGGGTTTATCTGCTCTGAGCTTTGCTCTGAGTGTTACAACGTTGTCCCCCACCCTCTGTCATTTAAGCCAGATTATCTCGTTAATCCAGGTGACATAGGGGACTACATAACAGCCCTCTAGACGGTGGCCATCGTCAAAAACTGACGCAAACTCCCCACGTTTAATGGTACTCCGCCCTCAGCGTTAATCCCCACGCCATCTACAATGGCACTGGCCACAGCGTTTTTCTGCTGTAAAGACTCCCATTGGCGTTGTTCTACGGAACCGTCCATGATCAAGTCTTGGATTACCACCGACTTGAACCCTGACGAAGCCCTCACAATACGCCCATTTCGCTGTGTAGCTGCCCCTGAAGACCATGGCAAGTCGTAGTTGACTAGTAGGTTAGCAGCGGGTAAATCGACCCCATAGCCCCCTGCGTCAGAGCTAACAAGAACCCTAATGCTAGGATCAGTATTAAAAGCCACTTTATTTTCTTCTTTAGTCTTAGCATTTAGTCTCCCTGAGTACACTCGGCAACGCTCTTCTCCAAGAGCTTTAATAACCATCCCTAGCATGTCTACATAAGTTGCGAAAATCACAACTTTATTGGCCTCATCTTGGTCTAGGAAATCTTTAACGTACTGAATAAGAAAATCTAGTTTGTTTGATGTGGTAACACCCTCTAAAAGACCCTCATTTACCAAATCGGAGGCGTACTGCGAACCCTCTCCATTAAGCTGGTGGAACTTCATCGCACTGGTTTTAATCAAGTCTGGGTGTGAGCAGAGCATTTTAAGTGCCCCGACTTTAGACATAATTCGGCCACGCCATTCGTCTTCGGCCCCTCCACTTTTGTTCTCTAGCCCGTAGTGGGAGAGCAAGTTAAAACTGGAGCCGAACATGTCTTGGGCCTCATCTAGATCAAGCAAAAGGTCTTTACGAATGCGCTCGTAAAGTTGGGCGCTTTTACGATTAAATACGATTTTGATAGGGTCTTTATGAATAGCGTCAGGCAAGTATGGGGCTACATCTGGGTCCTTCTGAGACTTACGTACGCAGGCTTCTTTCAACCGTTCATGGAGAACTGGAAGGTTTCTATATCGGGCAACTCCACCCCAGTTATTTCTCACAATAAACGTGGCGTCAAAAATGTCGAAACGTCCCATCAAAGAATTGTCGACAAATTGCATTATGCTATAAAGCTCCTCTGGCTTCCCGTTCTCAATTGGAGTCCCTGTGAGGGCAAACTTAAATGGCGCATCACTAAGCTTTTTAACCGCCTTAGAGCGCTTAGATCTAAAGGACTTAATGGCGGTGGCCTCATCTAGTACCACATATCCTCTGGGGAGCTTCTTTACCAAATCCCAGTCATTGACTACCTGCTCATAGTTCATAATTATGTAATCGACCTTGGTTTCGCGCCAATCCATAGCCTCCTGGTATTGGGCTTCACGCTGAGTCTTGGTGCCGTCAATAACTAATGGCCGAGAAGTTCCCTCGGTAAATTTCTCAATTTGGCTAGCCCACTGATACTTCAAAGAAGATAGGCAAATAACCAACCCAGGTTCCTTGATCTTACGGGAATCCATAAGACGCTCTAGCGCAGCAATCGTGAGGACGGTTTTACCGAGCCCAAGATCGTACGCTACGAGCATCTTTGACCGCTCACACATGCGGTCTACTGCTTCAGGTTGGTAGGGTAGAAGTGTGCCCCTAAAGGCCACGTCTAATCCTTGCTACGGCTGTGCCAACTTGTACGGCAAGATCTTCCAATGTGCCGTTGTTGTTGATGTGGTAATCGAAATTCCAATCATCAAGCGCGTGCTCAGAGGCATGGTCATTTGCGGCTTCCACACCTGGGCGCGTGATACGCCAAACAGTTCCACCGCTATCTTTAACGCGTTGGGCCTCATTAGGGAAACGTGTATCAGTAAACACAATTTGACGAAGTTCTTCAAGACCTTTGAACGCTTGGTCTACCCAAAAATTTTCACCGAACATCTCTCGGCCAATTTCAGTTCCGTAGATCTGAAGTAGTCTACGGGCATCTGTGTTCTCTTTAGCCCAGTCCCAACCGTACCCATCAACCGCGTCTTGAAGGCGGAGCATAGGTGCGTCCATAACTATGGTCACAAGTGGGTTTAACTTGTACATCGAATCACGCATAGGATCAGCAAAAGCTCTACGTGCAAACTCATGTTCTCCTTGAAGAACGTCTCCAACAGAGTCTTTACCGCTTCGTGCCCAGCCTGATAATCCGATAATAAATTTATTCATTAGTAGTTCCCATCCCAATCGCCTATTTTAGTTGTCGGTATTCCATTTTCTTCCCATAGCCGAAGGACATGGGGGTTATCATCTACTGCGTGTACTACGTCCCATGCTTGGGAGATGTGCTTGAGTATAGACTTCTTTACGTTGTAGTCCTTACGGTCGTCATGCTGTGGACGCATAAATAGCGCATGAGACGGGATGTTATTGAGCGCAAGCCACATGGAAGTATGTGGCCTCCACTGCTCTTTACGGGCGGTAACAATAATGGCGTGGTGTCCATTTGCTACTGCGTCGTGCACCATTCCCACAACATGACCATGTGGCGGAACATTAACAGACTCTAAATGAAACTTGTAAAAGTCTCTCTTGAAGTCTTCTGTATCTCTAGCTTTGTGCTTGTTAATGTGGTGCAAAATAGAGTCGACATTGGCAAGAGTGCCGTCCACGTCAAAGATGACCGCTGTTGGTTTCATGCCAATGTCTCCCCTCTTAATTACTTACCTATTTGAGTCTGCAAGTCAATATACGGAAGAATTTGATCTGGTTTGAAGATAACTCGATAATGATAGGTGCTTACATTGGCGCTATCAACTTGTTCAACGAAGTACGAAACGTTATCGCCACTTATTGCTTTAACACCAAGGTTAGGTGTGTTAGACCCTCTTGTGCGCCAAAATAATAGCTCAGCCATTTTAGTCTCCCTTTACATTTACTAGTTGGTTTAGTGTGTGACGAATAACTACAAGATCTTTGGCATCTTCCATAACAACATCAATCGGCTTGTAAGCATCTGGATGTTCATCTAGGAATGCGTTGGAGTGCGACCACTCGATGCCTACCATCTGCTTCTCCAAAGAATCCATGTCAAAAAGTTTCTTGGCTTGATTACGAGCGTGCTGGCGCCCAGCACCGTGAGGCGCTGAGTTGAAAGATTGTGGATTTCCAAGCCCCTGCACTACATACGAGGCTGTTCCCATAGAGCCTGGAATAAGACCCCATTGATCTTTCGCAGCAGAGATCGCACCTTTACGGGTAATCCAAAGGTTCTTACCCCAATGGTTTTCCTTTTGTGTAAAATTATGGTGGCAGTTAATCTCTTGTAGAGATTCAAACTCACCCACCCAATGAGTAAACGCCGAACTCACACGGCTCATCATCACACGACGATTTGCGTAAGCCCATTCTTGAGCCCAAGTCATCTCGCTGATGTAGTTATCAAAGTAAAGGCTTCCTTCTACAAGGTACGCCAAATCTTGGTCTGGAAGTTGAATAAAGTTGTCCGCACAGAACTTTTGAGCAATCTTGATATAGTGCGTAGCAATTTTGTTTCCAACACCACGAGAACCCGAGTGCAAAAACAACCAAATGAAATCTTCTTCATCCTTGGTAATCTCTATAAAGTGATTGCCAGAACCAAGAGTTCCTATCTGGTAATCCCAATTTTTAGCGTATGAGTAAGGGTCAAACCCAGCCCACCCAGCTTCATTTATTAAAACTTTAATTTCCCATTCGGCATCTTCTTTAATACGGTTGTTTTGCTGTCCAGCGGACAAAGGAATCTGACTAGCGATTGACTCACGAAGACCCTTAAGATCTACACCTTCTAAATCACTAACTTTCTTTGAGGTCTTAATCGCCATCATTCCGCAACCAATGTCTACCCCTACACAGGCAGGCATAATCGCGCCGTCAGTGGGTACGACAGAGCCGACTGTTGCTCCCTTACCTAAATGGGCGTCAGGCATCAAAGCTAAGTGGGGCCAGATAAAGGGCATGGTAGATGCGGTGACGGCTTGCGCCATTGTTACGTCGTCAATGATCGACGCCCAATTCTTAAACTTACTATTAACTTCTTTCATGCTAACACTTTCCTCCCATGTAGCCCGTGTCTTGCTTTTTCAAGTCCAAAGATTACCTCACGTTTGCTCATTCCACCAATGTCCTTTTTGTCCGTTTCGGAGTAGTTAAAAAACCAACAATCAAACCCCGCAGATTTAGCCAGATTTAGCATGGCCTCAGACGCCTTACGCCCAGCATCATCGTGATCCATAGCCATTACTATTCGGTCTGCCCCCCGTATCAAGTTGATCTGTCCAGTGGAAATGGCCGAACCACAGATTGCTACTCCCCCTGAGATCCCTAAAGAGGCTAGGCGCACCACATCTAAAGGAGACTCCAAAACAAACATATCCCCGCCCGTGTATTGATCGTAGCCAAATATCACGCTAGCTTTGGATACGCCAGTGGGGTGGTTGTAAACCTTACGCTGTGTGGTGTACTTCTCCTGCCACCCCACTAGTTCTTTTGTAAGAGCGTTACGAAGAGCGAGAATCCAACTCTCGTTCTCTGCATTCCAATAGACACCATATTTAGCGCAGGCTTCAGCGGTTAATCCGCGTGATTTAAGCGCCCAATCAGGTGGGGTAGTAAACGCGCTAAGCATTGATTCAGTTACATCAAACGAAAGCTTTTTCTCTTCTGGTGGTGGTGCGTTAAGACGAGCAAATCTCTTTCCAAGATTGCGTTCACCTAGATTTAGCCACTCCCCAACATCCTCGTACTCTTCTCCAGCGCAGTACTTAATAAGGGTATTCAAGCCCCCCTTAAAATGACAAGAGAAACAAATGTGTTTGCCAGAGTCTGCGTTGATAAACCAAGACGGATTAGCGTCTTCTTTACCAGTTCTCTCTTTGTGCGCAGGGCAGTGCGCAGTGATCTCATCACCGTTGACAGACTCGACTTGTACATCTAGTCGGTCTAAAACATCGAGCATCTCATCAGGCGTCATAATCTCCTGGGCCAAACTCTCTGAAAGTTCCAGAGTTCCAGTCCCACAGCATGTTGACTTGTGAGAACCCAGTATTACGTCCAGCAATAACCTTCAAAAGTCGCATGTCCTCTACTGCATCGTCCTCACGCTGTAGGCCAAAAATAACGTCAGCATCTTGATGGAAAGAGGAAGAGTACCCAATAGCGTCAGCAGTAACGTTCTTACCTTTCATCTTGTGGGTAAGGATTTGTGTAGAGATAACAATCGGAATGTCTACACGAAGTGCCAGTTGCTTAAGGCCACGCGTAATGGCCGTAATAGCTTGCGGAGTGTTGCTCTCACCTGAGTGTTCATCCATCATCATGTACGCGCCGTCAATAAATGCTATGTCAGGCTGATGCACCTGAATCTTGCTAGCCACATCAGAGACTGTTATGCCCTCTGAACCAATAAGCCAAAACTTATCAGGCATCTCAACCATGTTCTTAAGTTTGGTGTGGTACCTAGCCTCTTCCTCTGCGTTAAGTGTTCCCTTCATAAGGCGGGTGTGAGAAATGCGAGCCCGCATTGCATCATAACGAAGCTGCTGCTCGCTGTTACGCATCTCGAACGATTGGAACATTGGTACCTTACCTTGAAGGTGAACGTTCTGTGCAATCTGCAAAGCTAAAGTGGACTTACCAGTTTTAGGTGGAGCAACGATGACAACAAGTTGTCCGTTCTGTAAACCACCAGTTGCTTCGTCGATTGTAGGAAATCCTGTAGCCACTCCTAGCAATCCTGGGTTTGACTTGCGATAAATGTAATCATCCCAGCGTTTAAGAGGATTCTCGGTAATATCTAAATCAGATGACTTGGATAGACCAGTGCGCTCTAAATCTACAAGGCCCTTTTGAAGAACGAGGATGGCGCTCTCGTGATCCTTGTTGGACTCAAAGGCAGTGATCGCGTTACCAAGCATGTTGGAGGTAGCAAACCTTCTACGCGCTTCCACTAGGGTATCTAAAAGATAATCAATGTTATCGGTAGATTCTACAACTGTGTAGTTAGGAAAGTTCTCTTTTATGACTTCCACACTTGGGCACTCTCCATATTTAGAGAAGTGCTGGTGTATCAGCCCCCAAACTTGCTTGTCTTGTGTATCCCCAAACCATGAAGCGTTTACGCCACGGTCATAGACCTTGGCCACACTACGGTCTTGAATTATCTTGCTAAGTAGGAGTGTCTCTTTATTCATTAGTACGGCATGTCCATTCCCCAGTGTCCATAAACGAAAGACCGAGACCTGATGTCAACGACACCTAGCACCTCAGGTCGGTAAGGCAGTTCTGCTACAAGATCTTGCGGGTCATCGTAGGAAGTCGTGTAGCGAAATGGATTAGTTCCCATCTCCTCCAACGTGTTCGCAAATTCTTCTAATCCCTCAGCTGTTCTAGTGAAAGATACAAGCTCTAATGTAACACCAGACTTTTGAGCGTACAAATAAAGTCGGCTTAACATAGCCCTATTTAAGTCCACTATTTTTTCAGTAGTTTTAATAAATCTAGCGCGAGTAGAAACTTTAATATCTATTTTTGCAAAAGTGTCTTCTACTATCAAAATGCGTCGTGTAAGTTCGTTACTTAGGTCGTTTCCTTGCATTAAATAACCTCTACCCTTCCGTGTTCAAGCATGTACGTGCGAAATGTTTCATTCGAAGACTCCACAGCCTCTAAGTCTTCTTCTGAAAGGTCTAAGTCAATAACAGGGGGATACTCCCCAGCCTCGTCTAGACGAACGCTAACAAATAAAATGTGCTTACACGGATGTTTTTCGTGATAATCAGGGCAGTTGCATTTAAGCTTACGTGGTTTATGCATTGATACTTCAAAAATAAAAGGATTTTTAACGGGGTTTCCTTTTTCAAAATACTTCCCAACTTCTTTTGAAATAAAAACTTGTAGCAGCTTTACTTCTGGTCCATCATCTTCAGCTATCATCGCAAATCTTTCGTTGACTCAAACGGTATGTAAACAAAGGACTCCTTAACAAAGCTTCCTGTCGCATCTCCGTAGATGTCTGCCCAATCCTCTCTTGGAATGTTGGTAGTTACTATTGTTGGCAATCCGTTATCGAACCTAGTACGCAAGATGTGGTGGAGCATGTTCTTCTGCCACCCTGAAACTGTCTGGTGTTCTTTCCCTACGTCATCAATGATAAGAACCCTGACGTTGTAAGCATCGTCGAATGCTTCGCCCAAAATTCCATCATAGAGAAGCTGTGCACTCTCTTGGTAATCCTCGTCCATAAGGTCTGAGTTAAGTGCTAAAAGACCACTATACGTAGTGAAATAGCAGGGCCTAACAATTACATTTCCGTTAGTGGGTGAGAAGCGCTCTACGGGCAAAGTTTTCATTAGATCTTGGATAACACCGAGAGCAACTGTGGTCTTACCTTGCCCAGGAGTTCCGAACAGAAGCATCCCACGTCCGCAATGAGTCCCACCTGGACTAAGAATTATCTTGCCATCTTCCACGGCCTGTACCCATCTGTTTACTCCGTCCCGAACCTTCTCTGGAATTAGCGTGCAGTCCCCTAACTGCCACCCCAGCTTTCGAGTTGGTATTCCAGCGGTCTTTACCCAATTTCGTCGTCCAATCTTGAGGTCTTCGAGAGCAAACATTAAAGCCCCTTCCAAGAATCTTCAGCCTCTTGTGAGGCTCTCGCAAGTTTGTCGGGAGTACTTAACCGCAATTTGGCTTGGGCCGCAAGTATCGAAAATTGGGAGATAAAAGATTTCCAGAGAATGTCCCCTGTGGTGAGGCCGCGGTTGACCTTGACGTTGGTAAAGAAAATCTTAATCATCTCGAGTTCCACGTCACCAGTGGTCCCGTACTGTCTTCGAGCTTTTCCAAAAGCCTGAAAAAACACGCTACCCGCTAAACGCCACTCAGGTATGCCCCAGAGCGAATCTAAGCGTTTGGTAAACTCGTGGATGGAATCCTTGGTGCTCCAGTCCTTAGGCAGGCGCTGGGCCTTGATTTGAGCCGTTTTAGCGGAAGCCATGAGCTTCTGCTGTTGGTATTCGGCTTGCCGCTCCCGCTCCGCAGTTAGGCGAGCTGACTCACGATCATCAGAATCCCCGCTAGAAGTGCTTTCAAAGAACTCGTAACCCATGTCTTCCCCCTGTCTCGCCCCGCGAGACTTACTTTTAATAGTAGAACTATCTAAATGAGCTATTAGAACTAATGAGCTATTTAGCTCAACACTGTTGTGTACGGCGGAAACCGCCTGGCGGAAAGCGCCGTTCGGTGACCCCTCTTGGACGTGGGCGAAACCCTCCTGCGTGACATAGGAAACTGTGTTTACTTGGCCATTTGGCAGGCGTTGCTTGTTGGTAGTCAGGAAACCGTATTGTCTGAGTTCCCGTAGGTACGTGCGCATCTTGCGCTCTCCCACTGGAAAAACCTGGGATAGAGCGACAGACCCGATAGAAGTGTCATTATCTGTGATATGCCTGAGGACTTCCATAGCCCCTGGGGTTAAAAGTTTCAAATGTTGATCCCATACTCGTTAATCAATCTGGCTAGATTAAGAAACGCCTCCGCGATTTTTGGGTTTACTAAAACTGTCGCATCAGGACCTATGTGAAGTGTTAGTGGCCCAGGAACCTTCACTGCGTTATCAACAGTTACAACATAAGCAGGTTGAGTGGCCGATCCTGAAGACAACCCCGTTTCAAATGCGGCTTTAAGTTCCTGCTCCCTTATAGTCGCTTCTTCACGAAGCAACCTCTGATCAAAATCATCTTTAACCTCTTCGTAGGTCGGGACCTTCACCTGAATAAGGCCATTACAGAGATCAAATACTCTCAGGCCAACCTTTGATGCTAAGACGACCATATGTCTAGAAGTGTCCCCAGCATCAGAGCCCAGCACAAACACAACGGCTTTATCCCTATCGAATGACTCTGGTGCATCCCATGTGTCGTGGGCTTCTATAGCCTCTGTCTGTGGGTGTGTAGTAAAGACAACGCTGGCTGAGGGAATGCCTGTGGTGTCTGCGTCATCATTGCAAAAGACAAGGAGATCTAAGCCCTTTTCTTTAGCGTACATAGCCGCTACTACCTGGCTTTTACTAGGTTTATCATCGTATGCAAGTACTAGCGTTCCGCCAAGACCATTGGCGTAAATGTAATCTTCCATGAGAGCCTCGGTGTTAGCACGAGAGCTTTCTCCATCACCAGCTAAGATTATGAAGTATTCGGTTTCCATACAGCCTCCTTGTAAGAGGCTTGATGTTACCTTACAAAATCAAGGAAGGCGAACATCCCGAGTTCTAGACGGGCGAGAAGGCACTGTTGTGGATAAAGCCTCGATAACTTTCATTAAAAAAGAGGCAAAAAAGGCGCTGGAAAGGATGTATAGTGCAAACCCTTTTGCAGAGGAGACCCCCGCTAACCAAACCCCAAGCGCGGAAAACGCAAGCACCATTATGGCTCTCACCGCCCGTGGGTTTTTAACTACTACAAATACGCTAAGAATCTCTTCCCATAAAGCATAGAGGAAAGCGGAGCAACTGGAGGCAAGAAGCAGATTTAACATGTCCCAAGCGTACTACGTCCCAGCTTGTGCTAAGAACAGTTCGAATGTGCTTCCATAGACAATCCAAGAAGGGATCTTAGAAACCAGTCGGCTTTGCACGGCGAAACGGTTTTTGTAGTAGTGGCTGCGACCTTGGTTGGCCGTGCCACCTTCCCAGAAGAGGTCCGCTAGTTCTGCTAACCCGTTGTTTCCATCAAAATAAGATCCAACGAACGCGGACTTTTCAAATAGCCCTGCGTCTATAAGAACGCTGTTTGCTGCAGCCAACGCTGTCCATGTAAAGCCAACTATTGCGGTAACTGCGGTAGCGGGTGCGGTAGATGACACCGATACTTGTTGCCATGCCGAAGAGCTAGGTACAGATGTAGCGGTAGTGGTAGCAATCAATGCGCTACTTCCGTTGTACCAAGACACGTAGGGAACGAGCCCATAGGTTGCTGAAACATCAGTGGTTTCACTATAAATGCTAAACGTGTAAGTATTTCCAGAAAAAATTGGCATAGAACTTGAGGCAAGAGTAACTAGCCCAGCTGCAGTTGCTGTTACCGCTATAGACCCAGTACTGATAGGAACTGATGGAGCAGTAGTTGTGTTTGATATGTGGGCCGCGTTTAGAGCAAGTGTGCCGTTAGTAGCAGACCACCCTATGGCCGCGCTTCCTTCGCAGTTGGGGTTTATTAAGTTGTTAATGCGGTTAGCAACTAATACTGCCTGAATCTGTCGCGCATCTTGATAGAAGGTAGCAGAAGTTGCCTGCTCAAATTGAATAGCATCAAAGTAATGGATTTCACCAGCAACTGTGCTAGCAATAGTTAGTTGAGGTACAGCAAAAACAGCGCTCGTTGGTACAGCGGAGGCGGCCACAGCAGTAGTAATACGCGTCCATGAACCAACAGCATCGTTTGTAGTGGAGCCCGTAGATGATGAGATAAACTTTCCAAAATTGTCGTACCAAAAAATTTGAGCGCTGATGGCGCGGGCGGTTGCTGCCGCTCTTGCGTATGCTGTAAGAACATAGGCAGTAGCTCCGTTCACAGGGATTCCATACTGTACTGGGGATGTTCCTGTTAACGCTAGTACTGTATTGGCCGTAGCCACAGAAGTTACTTTAAGAACTGCTCCCTGCAAGTTAGGAAAGTTTGCTTGAGCTGCTATTTCTGAATAAGGGGGGATAGAGGGAAGAGATGTAGATGGGTATCTAACTAAAGTTGCGTTAGAAACAGACGCCCAGTTACCTGTGCTTTGCTCAAATGAACAATCGTTTTGATCAAGCATGAGGTTTTTACCCATGGTGATAACGCTGTCATAGCCCCCGTAAGCTTTAATAAACTCGTTAAGACCCTTCTTAGTGCCCTTATCTTGAAACAAGAGTGATATATTTTTAAGAAAAATTCTTGATTGTTTGATGCCAATGCTCGGCTCGTAAGGGATGTTGAAGTTCTGCATAAAGGTGGGGATAAGTCTCCCATCTAAATTTGCTACATCATACCTAGACATAACGTTATCCGCCTGCGTCTTGTACAAGTCAAGGCTAAAAGCGAACAGCTTTATGAACCGATACAGGAAGTCGTTGGTAGAATCTAGCGCATCGTCTGCAGGAATGTTGGCACGTAAAATTTCAGGCAAATACTGAAACATCAGGTCATTAGTTAAGTAGTTCTTAACGGAAATTCCAATAGCAGTTCCTGCTACCTGCCACTTATTGAGGGCGGTTCCATGCACTAACAGCGTGTAGTAATAGCACTTTCCACCTGTTAGACCCACGCTGTTAGGTGTTTGTCCTCTGTCAAAATACAAAGTTGGTCCAGGGTTAGAGACTTCTAAAAGAAGGTCCCCGTCATCAGCATTTACGGCAAATCCGTACGGGCTTCTAAGCAGACGAATGTAATCCCACGCTCCTGTAGGAGCTCCCCACGTTAGCTGAATAACACCATAGTCAATAGGGGTAGCCAAAAAATTTCCAGCAGAAAATTGGGTTATAGCAGACGAGCCATAGAAGGTAGTCCCGTAGTAATCAATACCGTATGTTGCCATTTAGTTATGACCCCATAAGCATTAGTACATCTTGTAACCCAGCGATGTTAGTAGGGCCGTTAAAGTTTCCTAGAGTATCTACGTAAGCCAACACTG